AGATTTTCTGGTGGAGGAAAAGAACCCGAAGAGACTGGTATTGACGTACCTCTCAATGGTAATGGTGAAAATGGTGGCAATGGTAATGGGGGTTCTAATGGCGGAGGAGTCAGTGAAGGCACCCTGCATAAGTGGTTCAAAGGGTCCAAGTCTAAAGATGGTAAAGGTGGGTGGGTCAATGTCGTCACAGGTGGGACTTGCGCCAGTGACGAACCAGGAGAGGGGACACCAAAGTGCGTCTCTTCCGCAAAAAGAGCAAGCATGAGTAAGTCAGAAAGACTTTCTGCTGCCAGAAGAAAGAAAAAAGCAGATCCCGGACAACAACAAAAATCTGGTGCCGCAAAACCAACTTATGTTGCTACCGACAAAAAGAAAATGAAAAAAGAAGAAGTAGAAATTATTGAGGGATCTTCAATTCGTCAGGGTCAGACTAGTAGTAAGAAAGTGTCCTATAGAGGTGCAACCTCAGACGTTAAACGTGATAAGGATGGGAATATTCCTGCTTCTCATTATAAAAAAGAAAAACCCAACATAGTTTCTATTAAAAGAAAGGATACAAGAACGGATGAACAAAAGAAAAAACATTCTGATGCTGTCAGAAAATATGATAACTATAAAAAATTGCAAGCAAAAATTTTCGCAAAAGACGATGCTAGAAAAATGAAAAAAGAAGAAGTAGAAGTAACAGAAGCAAAAGACAAAAAAGGTAAAGGTAGTGGCACCAAAGATGCCTGCTACCACAAGGTCAAGTCACGTTATTCTGTATGGCCAAGTGCATATGCTTCTGGAGCACTTGTAAAGTGTCGTAAGGTCGGTGCTGCTAATTGGGGCAATAAGTCAGAGTCTTATGAAGTATCAAATTGGAGAGATGATTTTAAGGCAACTGAATATGAATTCATCGATCTTATCAAACCAGAACCAATTAAAGGTGGTCAAGAGCAGATTGATGAAGGACAGAAGTGCTGGAAGGGATATGAGAAGAAAGGCACCAAAAAGATGTTTGGTAAGACCTATAACAATTGTGTGAAGAAAGAGGAAACCGAAATCGAAGAAAAGAATGATCCTTGTTGGGATACTCACAAGCAAGTGGGTATGAAGAAGAAGGGTGGTAAAATGGTCCCCAATTGTGTCCCTAAGGAAGAAAAACAAATTGGTGGTGGTAATCTCAAAAAACTTGCGACCAAAGCTGCAAAGAGAATTGATGCAGATGTTGATGGTGATGTAGATAGTTCAGATCCAAAAGCATCGGAAATGGGAGAATTTATTCCTTCACCCGATGGAAAGAAAAAAATTAAAACAAAGGCAAGATTTGAGGGATTTTCTGATTGGAGATCAGAACTTGATGAAGGTGCTGCTTGGACCAAAAAAGAAGGTAAATCTAAATCAGGTGGATTGAATGAAAAAGGTAGAAAGTCGTATGAACGTGAAAACCCAGGAAGCGATCTTAAGGCACCTTCAAAAAAAGTTGGGAACCCTCGTAGAAAAAGTTTTTGTGCGAGAATGAAAGGTATGAAGAAGAAACT